CAAAACTGGCGCAAAACTACCCGGTGATTTCGCTGATATTCAGGTCCGGAATTGCCTCGGACCAGATGACTTCCTCGTGGTCGCGCTGGTAGTTTTTGGTCATGCCCTCGCTCGCGTGCCCTGCGATCTTCTGACCATTCTTTCCGGCTTTCTTGTACAAGTGCAGCGACAGCGCTCGCACTTCGTGGAAGCCGGGCATCTCTTCTTCCTTCCATCCCGTGTAGCAGTTCGCCGCCTCCCTGGCCTCCTTGGATGCTCGCGTCAAATACCGCTCTTCAACCTGCGTCCAGTGATCTTTGGTCTGCGCCTGTTTCTGTTTCCGGCGATCGGGCTTCCGGTGCACCAGGTAGGGCGATACGACATCGTCCCGGCACCGGCTGATCACGGCCTGCAGTTCTTCGGTCACTTTGAACCGGATCCACGCCGCGTCACTGGCCTTGGCCGTCTTCTGCTGCACTACATACAAAAAACCTTCCCGAACACCATCGAATCGCATGTTCAAGATGTCGGTGCGCCGTTGCGCGGTGATCAGCGCGAGGTCAATCGCGTTCTGTAACCAGTGCGGCGACTTCTCCCGAATGGCTTTCAGACCTTCGACTGTGTGCCGCTTGCGCTGCTTCTTCTCGATTCGGTTGATGGTGCTGGCCGCCGGGTTGTCCGGACACAGGCCTTTGGCCGCTGCATGGTTGAAAATGTCGATCAGCAGGGAGCGGCACTGGTTGGCAGTGCGCGGCGTGAGGACGTCCAGCATCTCCGCGATCATGCGGATCGTGATCTGGTCGACCGCCTTGCCTTCGAACTGCTTCCGGAAGCGGCGGAAGTGCACGGCATAGAGACCCAAGGTCCCTTTTGCCAACTCCCGCGGTGGCAACACGTCGCGCTCGTACGTGTCCAGGAAGCCGGCGAACGATTCGGATGTGCTGCCCATTACGGCGCCGATCAGGTCAGCGCCGCGCATGAACTCCAGGTTCAACTGCTTCGCGGCATCGATCGCTTTGATTCGGTCGGAGCCGAACTGGAACCACTTACCGTCGGTAGGCCGCCGATAGCGATATGTCGAACGCCGCGGATCGAAGTACAGGTTCTGCGGCAGATTCTTGTTCGCCTTGTTGCGCGGCCGTGGGACCATCATGCAGCTCCTTTCAATACCATCGCGACCAGGTCGTTTCCGTCCGATCGGCTGAACGCTGTCCAATCAACGTACCAGAGTTTTCCGATCTGCTCGCCGGGCACCTGGCCGTTTCGGATGTAGTTGCGGATTGCTTGGGGGCACGGAGGCGTGCCGTTTTCGCCCCAGCGCCGGCGCTGGAACTCACTGATCTTGATCAGCTCTTTTTTCATTGGGGATGCTCCGTGCCGCGCGTGGCGGCAGAAGGTGGTGAGGATTTGCTGGCGACCCACTTGATGAGCTCGGCTTCGTCGTCCGGCCGAACCTTGAGTTCGCCCCAGCTGAGCCCGCGCACGACTCCAAGAATTTCGCATGCAGCCATGCCGCCACGCTCAGCGAGGGGCTGCAGAGACTGGCTGTGATTGCGCAGGGACTGCTTTTCGTATGGCGCGAGCAAGTGCGCGGGGATTGATTTGATGTTGGGGCACTTCATGACGGGCATATTTTCGAGAGGCATGAGAATACCTTCCCACCGTGTACCGGCAGGTCATGTATAAATTTTTGAAAAGTAATTAAGTTGCTGTATCGTTTCAGCAGTTCACCCTGCCGCATAACTCTTTACCAGTCCATGGATGGCGAGGCCATACGTGCAGGGCGAACCCTCATTCGCTAAACGCCGTACACCGGCAGGCTGTTCAGTTGTGAATTGTTCAGAATTGCGTAGGGACGTGGCGTTGCGGAGCGCGTAAGGTTTCCCAGCTCGTCCTGCCAGGTGCTATATGTGCTGGCGCCGTCCAGCACCTGGTTAGGGCGAGCTCTTTTCGATTATCACCGCGGCCCCTTGTAGCAGTACACGCAGGCGAACCAGTCGAGGGCGATCATGGTGTCACCTGCTTGATGTTCGACTCGACCCATTTGCGCATGCGTATCCATCGCTGCTTCGGCGTTTCTGCCTGCCAGCTACCTTCGTCGTTCATGAAAACGATTTCTGAAGCCATGGCGGGGCTGATGCCAAACGCCTCACCTACGGCCTCTCGGTCATCCGGATCAAGCGCCGCCATATCCACGCCGCGTTTTGCCCCAACCACGCCGATGGTGCAGAACTCGCCTTCAGCAACAAGGGAGTCGGTGATCAGGCGCTTGCCTGGCATGGCGTCCATTGCATCGCGCAGCTCAATCAAGAACGCCTGACCGCGCTTGCCCTTGATGGCCGAATTGACCGCGCCCCGCCAGCAGATCAGGCTCCAGTTTTCGCAGTCATCGCTGTATCCGCTTCGGCTCATGATCTTCTCCCTATTTCCGCAGCAGCCTCGACGATTGCCCGGCGCGTCGCTGCGAACGGATCGGCGTGGTGGTACATGGTGTGTTCGCCGAACTTTTCGGCGTCCACGTAGGTGTATGGTCCGGTGTCGCCGTCGAACGGCTCCACAATGTGGATAGCCACGCCCAACCGCTCCATACGACCCATGACGACTGCCAGCCTAAGCGCGTCGCCGTCGTTGATCAGAGGGTTCCAGTGTGCGCGTACGCCAGTCTTGCCCACCAGGCGGAAAGGCCACTTCGGATCGCTACAGGTACACGGCTCGATATCGATCCTGGCAGAGTGAGCCGCGAGGACGAGTAGCGCGCGGTCAGCTGCCGCCACGTCCTTTTTGATTTCTTCGGGCATGACTTTTCCTTTGCCGCTATAGCGACTGAAAGTTGTACAAAAATTTTGATCTCGTACAGTTATTACGACCAGTTGTCAGATGCTGCTTCAGTGCGGTTGAACTTCATTCTCATGGATCTATTTTTGGATTCTGTTGACCCTGACAAGAAGCAGGCAGGAGGCTCTATGAGAGTTCGAGGCGATGTCTTCTGGGTCTGGGCAGACCCCACGCTCTATCACCGAATACACGACGAAATCCTTAGCGACGGGACTCTCATCGACGTGCAGGTCAGGCTATCGCGAGGTGGGAACGCCGAGATGTTCATCGGGATTTATGCTCCTGATGGTACGGCGCTGCATGAGGAGGCTGTCGACGCTCGCCCGGGCGAATCGATGACCAGAATGTTGGCTTGGGGTGTTGGTCGGGCTCGCCGGTTTGCCGCTTCCTCGAGATAGCGGCTGACTTTGAAGGGGGAGAGATATTTCCTGTGCCTATAAGGCCGGGGGAAAAGGTTATTAGACGTGCAGAAGCTGCTTTGTTAAAAAATCAGTGCATGGTTGCTGTCTCGTACCAATGCATCTCCATTTGATTAAATGGAAATCGTCCAGCATCGAGCTGGGCAGTGATCAATGAGTCTGATTGCCGATACAGGGATATAGCTGCGACTTTGGCCAACTGCTCGCGCACCAACGCGTCGGGCTCATTGATCCCCTTCCTCCTCCTAACCCTTACCGATTGGCGCTCAAGTGGTTGTGAGTCAATACTTCTCACCTGTCTCGGGAGACCCCCATGAATCGGCGAGAAGAGTTTTTGGCGAAAGTATTAAAGACTCATCATGAATATGAGGAGGCTGCGGGCACCATTGAAAAAATGATGCGTGAGAACAGAGCTGTAGGCCCCGAGTGGGATTTTGCCGTAGCGCGTCAGATAGCAGCCCTTGATGCTTGGATGGAGCTGCCCGGAGAGTACAGAGACCTCAATGCAGATGACTGATTCTACCGCTGAGGTAGATGCGCTTCATGCGGCCAACTTCTGCGTGTAGGTCAGCGCGCCGTCGAGGATCGCTTCCTTGATGGCTTCGAACTCCCAGGCGTAATGCTGGGATTCTACATAGACGCGCATCTCGCCGTAGTCGTGTTTCTTGCGCCGAATGAAAGCCTCGGCGGCGTCCTTGGTGAAGTGGCTGTTCACGATCTCCCAGCGCTCGTTCCAGCCTGTAACCGTGTGGCTATCGCATTCGGAGAGATATTCCCACTGATCGTCCTCGTCCATACCCATGAATCCGCACTCTCGGTCGGCCTGCAATGCCTCATCAAGCTCGGCGCGTTCTTCTTCGTCTAGGTCGTCCCAGTATTCTTTCGGGCTAAACCATGACCGATCCTCAAGGCAGACAACCCGACCTTCCGCGTACTCCGGATCAAAGCCGTAGTCGATTCGCTTGGTCTGTACAGTGAATAGCGCTGCCGATGTGCCGTGAGCGTGCACCCCTGCGCCGACGCAGTCGTAATGCAGACGCTGCACGAAGTCGGCCCAGGTTGCAGCGCTGAGCGGGTGACCTGTGGCCAGGCTCGGAAGCGGCTTGGCCGGTTTGTTTTCTGCGGGCATGGGGATTTCTCACTGATGATGTAGCGTGATGGTTGGAAGTGGGTTATTAATTGATGATCTGCGCTAGACCGGAGACCAACATGGATTTAGTCACCGAAATGCCACATCCCGTCGATTACGTTCATCCGAATGGAAGGAAAGCAACGATCGACTTCATTTGGGGTGAGCGGGGTAGTTCGACGCAGCGAGTCATTATCGTCTGGCTCAATGAATGTGGACGCTACACGAGGATTGGCGAAGAGTTTGGCGTCTGGATTACATTTGACGACGCACGAAAGTGCGGTATTGATCTTGCTGCCAAGTTGCTTGGAGCTAAAACAACTTGCCGCTGAGGTAAATCCGCTTCATGCGGCCACCTGCTGTCGTTCCTGGAGCAAGGAAGTGGAAAAATTCCACTCATAGGGTCAAATCTTGCTGCCTCACTTGTCAGAACTTAAGCCGCCTCAGTGCGCAGTTCAGCCAAGCGCCATGGCGTTTCTTCTGTTGTGCGGACATAAGGGGTCCTTACCGGCTGGCATGAAGTGTGTTTGTGGGCTATTGGTTGATGGCCCGGCATGGAGCCGGATCAAGGAGAAAGCTTGTGAACTATGATGCGATCTATGCGGGCATCAACAAGGTGGCGCAGGTTTACAGCGGCACCGGGGAGTCATGCTCCGAATGCCGGGCCAAGCTCGACGCCACAATTGATTTCGGCGGCGCCGTAAACCACTACCTCGACCATGGCTATGTGCTCCTGCATGTTGGCCAGCAAACTTCTCGGGCCGATGAAGGCTTATGGCAGGAATCGGTTGCGATACTCGGTCGGCTATAAGTATTCAGCGAAATAGATGAAGTTGGCTCAGGCAACTACACCTTTGAGCTGATCCGTGAGCTGGGTTGGCAGTCCTCGCAGCGTCAGCGTGCCGCCGGCTTCATCGAACTCGACCTTGGAACCCAGCAAGTGCTGTTCGAAGCTGATCGACAAGCCATCGGCGCGGCCGGTGAAGCGTCGGAATTTATTCAGGGTCTTCTTGTCCGGCGGGAGCGAAGCAGAAAGGCCGTAATCCTTGCCCTGGATGAAGTCGGTAAAAGCCTTTGGCTGATCGTCATCGAGCACTTCGGACAATTCGTCGAGCGTGATCGGCTCGCCCAACTTGGCCTGAGCCATCGCATAGCCGACCAGCGTCTCGGTTTTCTCGCGGGTGGCATCCTCGCTGAGGTCTTCACTTTCAACGAAGTCGCTGAAGGCCTTCAGCAGGGTTCGGGTCTCGCCCGGCCCGTCGATCCCTTCCTGGCAACCGATGAAGTCGCGGAAGTACTCGCTGACCTTACGGCCCTGCTTGCCCTTGAGATACGAGATGTACTGGCGCGACTGTGGGTTGTAATTCCACTCACTGAGGTTGATGCGCGCGGCCAGGCGGATATGGTCCAAGTCCAGACGCTTGACCGTCATCAGGTGCAGCTCCTCGGTCATGGTCACCGCTTCGGTTTCCTGCACCAGGGCAACGATCAGGTATTCGGTCAGGCCTTGCTGGTAGTGGCAGAAGAGGGTGTGCCCGCCGGTGGTCAGGTTCGATTCTTCCATCAGCTTGGTCAGGTGCTCGACGGCTATGGTGCTGAACTCGAGGAAATCAGAGCCGCCTGCGAGGTACTTGGCGAGCCATCCACTGAATGGGTGAGCGCCCGACTCATGATGAAAGAAGCCCCAGGCCTTACCGGTGGCGGCGTTGTAGCTCTCGTTGAACTGTTGGACAAGATCGTCGCGGGCCTGACTCTCGACCTGCTCGGAGCCGCCGATGAACAGAACAGCCGGACTGCCATCGGGCTTTTTGTCTATTTTGTGGATCACGCTGTGGAGAACAGGCATTGCGATTACCTCGGGTAGGCGCCGCCCTCCGTGACCGGTGGTGGCAATTTGGTTTGGGTTGGGTTATTACGGGTGACCGGCATGGGGCTGGGTCAAGGAGCGAAAATGTCAGCTACTGCGGAAATGCTTTTCAATCTTCAGAAATTTCAACTTCTCGCGCTCTTCACGAGCGATCGGACTGGCAGAAACATCACCCCGGCTTACGCATACGCTTGGGACAACGGTGTTTACCCGATCGGCAATGACGGTGCGCAGTGGCATAAACCCTACAAAGAGCAGTTTGCGGTTAGCGAAGAGCAGGTTTCTGAGTTGGCAGGCCTTCTGGACAAAAAGTGGCTGAAGAAGGAGAAGATCTCCTTTTATGAGCTGGAAGACCATTGCGACATACAAGGACTCTCAAGCTCTGGCTCCGAGTGGGATCGAGGAACGTTGATCATCTCCTGCCACTATTTTTATCTGCTGGGCTGGTTTGATGATGACTTTTGGAAGGGACTGGTCGGTCATTCCGACTGCCCATCCGAGTCGCATTCAATACGGCGCGAATTCACACCGGAGGATGTGTATTTCCTTTAAGCGCTCGGCGTGACTATTTCATCGCCGGGTTCGGCGGAAATCTCAGCCATGCTCCTTTCGTAAAATGCTCGCGACACCTTTTCGCTAGGTTCGTAAGGTGTCGTGACACGACGGAGCATCAAAGTCTGTGTTTCGAAGTCCGCGCCGATCAGGTTCATCAGCAGCCGCTGGTGAATGTCCTGCTGGTTGTTGATGCCGTGAGCTGCCATGACCCGCTTGAGATCAGGCTTGAACACACCGGCGACTTCAACCGTAAACTTCTCGATGCCCAATGCAGCGTCCTTCGCTGTTGCCTTCTCGCGCTTCCTGCGCTGCTTGATGGCTTCCGCTGTCGGCTGGGGTTCTTCCACCGTCAGTTCCTGTTCTTCGGCCATGGCCTACCTCTTCAATTCCGCTGGCCGGCAAGTCCAGCCAGGTCTGTCGGCGGCGCTGGTGCGTCCGGTTGATCGATCGCTTCACTGAGGCCCCGGGAAGTTGATGCTGTTCTCGCGGGCGATGAGGCGGGCGCGCTTCGTTTCCATGCCCATCTCTTTCGCCGCCTCGATGACGGTGAGGCCTTTGTCGGCCAGTTCCTTCAGGCGCGGTGCCAGCTTGTCGCGCTCGAGGCGCAATTTGTTGCTGTGCGAGGTGCCAAACATTGCCTCGCGCTCGCCGCTGACTCCCGGCGCGACCTGCTCGATCTTCTTGCCTGAGCCGAAGAACGCGTCCATCTGCTGGTTCAAGTTGTCGATTAACTGGTCCCGTGGGTTTGGAAGTGGAACGCCGATCACTGCTCACCTCCTGCTGGCCGGTTGGCCTTTTCTTCGAACTGAATCGCCATGTCGAGCGCCGCTTTGTAGGTCCAGCGAAACGCCTTGGTCTTGCCCGTGGACAGGTCCACGACGTGAAAGGCCTTGCCGACCGTCTTCACCTGGAAGCGCACCTTCTTCTCCGGCATCACCAGGCCGGCGAGGCGGGCGAACGTCTCGCGCGCCGCCTGGGTGCGAATCATCAGTACGCGCAGAACATCGACGCGCTGTTGCATCAGTGGGTGCATTTGCATGGCTGATCCCTCGGTGGTGGGGTTGCGTGTATTCGTCAGCACTCGGCGCCGCCTGCTGATTGCCGTTGGGCGCAGGGGAGAGTGCTGACGGATAAACTCGAGGCGAAGAAAAGGCCCAACTGGACGGGAGGGCCTTTTGTGTTTCTCAGATGCAGTGATTCCGGATGGCGAAGTTTTTGGCGGGATCGTTCAGCGCCAGAACGCGGCGACCCCGGCGGTACATCGGCAGTGCCTGCGGTGACAGCGCAACGGATCGGCTGGCAGCGATATAGAGCAAGGCGGTTCTGGCCGCACATGACCCAGCGTTGCGCCGATCAGGATGATCAGGAGCATGTGATTCTCCGGTTGAGTGCAGGTGGCCAGCGTCTGCTGGGTTGGCGTCCGCATCCCGATGCACCCTGTCGCCAAGGTGCAGCAGTGATGCTGTATGTCCTATTGCCGCCGGAGGGGCGGGGCGCATTGCATGCCGGGTCATTCACACGGTTAAGGCGTTTCACCATCGAGCAGCCGTCCAGGTTGTTCCTGTCGTTGGCAGGCTTTCGGGCCTGTCTGGTCGCCGGTCGCCGGTAGAGGCAATGCGGTCTGTTGTTTGTTGCGCGGACTGTTAAAGAGCGGCGGGACTGTTGAGACCCTAGCGCCTTCTTGCTTCGTGGCGTTGAGGCAAATATGTACCAAAGGTTCATATTGGTCAAGTACCAGTAGTACATATTTTAAGAGAAGATGAACCAGCCTTGGTGTTTACCTTCTCGGAATACTCAGGATATGATTCCTTTAGCTGGATATGCATACAGTATTTAAGAGAGTGACATGGCGAAGGCACAAAAGCAGAAGAAACCGGTTGAACGGCGGGAAATGACTGGAATAGAGCGGCTTGGGCTGCGCGTCTCGTCGATGATCAATCACCCGGTCGCGCAGGCTCAGCGCTGGGTGACGATCCATCGTTTAGATACGGACGGTGATCGGGAATGGGAGGAGGTGATGGGCTTGCTGTCCGAGACTGATGGCATAGACATGACGTTCAACGACGATGAGTCGGTGACGCTGAAGTGGGAGGCAAGTACTGAGGAGGATCGCTTGATCGAGGTAGACAGCATGGAAGCAGTGGAGGAGGTCGCACCTTTCTAGCGGGTAACAAAAAGCCCGCTCGAGGGCGGGCTTTGACGACCGGTATTGACCAGGAAGGGGTTACCGCTGCCTGAATAGCCACTTTCCTTCAGGCTGTCTCATGGGATTGTGCGAGCTGTAGTCCACGAGTGCTATGTGGGAGTTGGAGAGCTTTTGGAAATGAACCACAAAATCGGAGGTTAGGTAGCTGGCGAGCGGATTCCGACATGGGTTCCATCCAGGGTGTCCGATATGAACATGCCAAAGCTTGTTAATTTGAGCGAATCGAATTTTCCGGACTCGATCTGGGTCGTTTTGAGGAACGGCATCGGTCGGACCTATTTTGCCTTTGAACTTCAATAACCCATGGATCTTAAAATGGTCAATGAAGTCGGCAATAAGATCTTGTTCGTCTTCTGGAAGGGCTGTGTAAAGCTGGATGAAGTGTTCGCTGAAGTCTACTTGGCCCGGCATTTTTCAGCGTTCTCGCGCATCCATACACGGAAATCCTCGCGTGACAAATTCTCGGGCATAGTGAAGCGCTCACCCCCGATAGCTTTTTGCATCCGAGCCAAGTCGAAGTTGACCTCTTCTGCAGAATGGTCGTGGCGCGGTGGCTGATAGTCTCGCTTCATGGTCTTTGGCCTGGTCATTTCATGCGTTGGAAAGCGTAACTTACGGTTTTCCTAAAATCACTGTATAGCCTCTGATCGTCCGCGCCACGAAATGGTGAAGTTATTTTCGTGGCGCGATGTAAATTTCGGATAAGTGGTGGCAGCCTCAAAAATCGAGCCAACTTTTGTAAGAGAATTCTTACATTGCCAGGCATGCCAAGTCACTCGTGATCTACACCAGATGCGCGTTCCAAACCAACAACACGCGAGCCTGGATGAACGTCATATCTCGACGAATCATGCGGTCCTTGTGCTTGGTGTTATCGGAAATCATTTCGAAGTGATCCTCATCAGCCACCTGCAGGCGCTTGATGTAGATGTGGTCGTCCCAAGAGAACAGGTAGATTCCATCACCAGCGAACTCGCGAATACTCACGTCAACGATCAGCGGATCGCGGTGTTTGATAGTCGGCTCCATCGACTGACCCCAGCCGGTGACCATCTTCAAGTGATAGTGCTGATCGAACTCGACGCCAAGTTCGCGTAGGTGTCGCGGGCTGACCCTGACGTCCTTAAACATCTCTGGGTAGTCGGGTGGTATTTGACCGCCTCCCATAGCACCCCGAATGTCGTAGTGCGCGATCCACACCTCATCGCCAACGAGCCCTGGGCGAGAGAAGTCAACGGTAATGACATTCGCAGCACCCAGTTCAGATGCAGTCTCCTGCACCGCCTCAGCAATTTTTTGTCGGGCCTCTTCGGAAAGATTTTTGCCATGCTTCGCAAGCATGTTGCGCACGAAATCTGCGGATGATGTCGAGGCTATCTCAGCCGACGTTTCTTCCTGCACATCGTCAGCAGGAAAGGGGGCATCTCCAGCTCCGTGTTGAAGCCACTCGATTTTCACACCAAGCGCATCCGCTATAGCGCTCATCTTGGCTGGCCCAGGCATGGACTCACCATTTAGCCACTTGCTGGAGGCCTTCGGCGTGACCTTGGCTATTTCGGCCAGTCGAGCGCCTGCGCCCCACTGATCAATGCCATGAGTGGACAAGGCTTTTTTAAGCCGAACAACGAATGCTGCGCGAATATCTTCGATCTGAACCATAGGTTCAGCATCGCACGGCCTTGCATGTACTTTCAGTTCCGACATAATATGTACCGTAAGTTCATATTTGACTCGGAGGCCTCATGCGGCCGCTCAAGAAATCGATTGATGATGCTGGCGGCGTCCCTGCCGTGGCCTTGGCCTGCGGGAAAACTCCGAGAGCTATTTATAAGTGGCTCGTCGCGGACGCTTTGCCGCGCACTGAGTACACGGGCGAAACCCAATACGCCAAGAATATCGCCAAGCTGGCTGCCGCGAACGGAAAGCCTTTCGAAGCCGAATGGCTCCTCGCTGAAGCTCATCCCAAAAATCAGTCGCGTAAGCCGCTGAACAAATGATCGCCCAGTCATCGCCGGGCATCCACGGAAACAAATTTGAGGTTTTACGAATGGAAGATTTCTTGAGGGCTTGCCACACCACCGTCAAGGAAAGTGGGGCAGAGGAGCTGGCCGGGAAAATGTGCATGGCGCATGTGAGCCTGCTCCAGCGCTCGAACCCGGACAACGCGGCGCATCACCTGACCATCGAGCATCTTTTCGGGATCTTGCTGCACACCGGCGACATGCGCCCGCTGACCGCTCTCGCTGATCAGTTTGGTTTCGATCTTGTCGCTAGGGAGAAGCCGGCGGTTAAGCCATTGATGGTTGCTCTTGGGCAGCTATCGGCTGAATGCGGAGATGTTGGCCGGTTGATTTTCGATGCCGCCGAAGACAACTACATCAGTCAACATGAAAAAGCCCAGGGCGAGAAAGCAATCCTTGAAGCAATCGATGCGCTGCAGGTTCTACGCGAGTCATTGAAGGTCGCCTGAATCGCAAACACAAAAAAGCCGACGGTCGAGGTCGGCTTTTTCAACAGCGGTAAAACGTACTGGAGTTGATTATGCACAACCACATCACCCCCGGCAATACCCACCATGTCGCGACACTTTTGAGCAGTTCGCAAAACGTGTCGCGTCACACCATGTCGTCACGCGAGATTGCCGAACTCACCGGCAGCACGCATGACAATGTTCTGAAAACAGTCCGGACGCTGGTTGCCAAGGGTGTCGTTTCTGCAAACGACACCCCCTATATCCATCCACAAAACGGCCAGGTCTATCGCGAGTTCCTGCTGTCCCAACGCGACACTCTGGTGGTGGTTTCGGGCTACAGCGTCGAGTTGCGTGCGCGAATCATTGATCGCTGGCAGGAGCTGGAGGAGCAGGTAGGACAGTTCCAGATTCCAGCGACGTACGCCGAAGCATTACAGGCAGCCGCCGACCAGGCCAAGGACAACCAGTCGCTGCGTCTGGTCATCCTCGATCAGGCGCCAAAAGTTGCGGCCATCAAGCGCTTGGCTGCGGCCTGCGGCGCGATATGCATCACCGACGCGGCTAAGCATCTCCAAGTCCTGCCGTCGAAGCTATTCATCTGGATGGAAAAGAACCGTTGGATTTTTAGGCGTCAAGGTTCGGGGCGCTGGACCGCCTACCAGCCCCGCATCACGTCCGGATACATGATCCACAAAGTCACCTCCTTGAAGGCAAACCCTGAAACTGGCGCCGAGTGCGCTGCCTTCGATCCATTGGTCACCCCGAAGGGGCTTGCCCGTTTGGCTGAATTCAATATCGGAGCCTCCCTGTGAGTGTTCAAGCAATGTCCTGGGCGCTCTCTTTGCCCACCGAATCCCTGAAAGACTCAAGCGCTCGTCATGTGCTGCTGTGCCTCGCCAACTATGCCGGCTCCAACGGCGCTGGTGCCTTCCCGTCCGCTTCGACCTTGGCTCAAGACACTGGGCTGTCCGAGCGCACCGTGCGTTACAAGCTGGACGACTTGGAAAAGTCCGGGCTGATCCAGAAGGGCAACCAAGCGATCGCCGCTGTGCATATCGATCGTCACGACCGCCGTCCAGTCGTTTACGACCTTCAACTATCGCGGGGTGCAATTCCTGCACCCCGTACAAACCGGGGGGCAAATGACGCAACGGGGTGCAACTCACAACAGAACGGGGTGCAGCCTGGAACAGAACGGGGTGCAGCGGCTGCACCCAATACGTCAATTAACCATCAAGGAACCGAACAGCAGCCGCAGCGCGAGATTTCCGATGTGATCGCCGAGCAGGACCAAGCCGCCATCGATGCGCTGAATGAACGCCAACGCTTCGCCATGTTCGCCGCCTGGGTACCGAGCGAGAAGGGACTGGCTGATCAACTCGCAATCGCCGGGTTGCCTGCTGAGTCGGTGACTGATGAGTTGTTCGTTGATTTCAAGGGCTTCTTCGTTGCCAAGCCTGCGACCGTCGACAGCCTGTCTGGTTGGTGCTTTCGATTGGTCAAGTGGATCAAACGTGAGCAGGTGAAGCGTGCCGGAGGCCAATCTGCGCAGCCTGACTTCGATGACTCCAGCTGGGCTGATGATCTGGGGGATTTGTGATGGAGATGAAAGCTCCGCGTAGTGCTACTCAACTGCTCAGCAAGATGGGAAATCTGCCACCCGTTGCGCTGGTTCAACCGAGGCAACTGCCGCCCGGCACCACCGACGTGGTGAATGCGCTGTTCAAGGAACTTCAGGCGATTTTTCCCGCATGGAAGCAGGCCTGGCCTGACGATGATGCCTTGCGCGCCGCTAAGCGCAGCTGGATCAAGGCGTTCATCGTCGCCGGAATCAATACGCTTGAGCAGATCCGGTACGGGCTGCAGAACTGCCGTCAGTACGGCGGCGATTTCGCGCCGAGCGTTGGCAAGTTCGTGAAGTGGTGCCAGCCAACGCCTGAGATGTTGGGCGTCCCTTCGCACGATAAAGCTTTCCGTGAAGCGCTGGTCAATTTGGACCCGAGCCGCGCCTCTTCCCGTGTGTGGTCGCATCCCGCGGTGCGTCATGCGGCGCTTCAGTGCGAGATGTACAACCTGAACAGCCTGGTGTCGGAGAAGGCCAGCAAGGTCTTCGATCGGGCGTACGACATCACCATCCGGATGCTGGTCCAAGGCAAGCCGCTTGAGGATATCGCCGTCGGCATCGGGCACGACTCGCAGAAGCCCGAAGTGCAGCTGGCCCAGGAATACGGTGATGCGCGGCTACTGGCAACCATGGCTCGCCAATCCATTCCAGTCGACGGCCAGACCGCCCGCGCTCAGTTGCTGTCTCGGTTCGGTATTCGAGAAAAAACAAACATCGAGGGCCACCCCAATGCCTGATCGCCTGCTGGCTGTTCCTGACCCGGAGAACTACCGCTTCGCCGTGTTTTGCTGCTCTTACAAGTGGGATCTGGGGAGTACTCCCGATCACGCACTCGCGCTGTTTGTTGATCAGGCGATGGCCGAGCGTTATGGCGCATCGATGTGGCCGAACACCTTTCAAGTCGTCGATCTTCTGGCGTCCGCAGGTAATCCGCAATGACCGCCCAAGTGAAAACCCTGACCGTGAAACTTTCGGATGCCGAAATTGAGCGCAGTGCCAAGAAGCTGCACATCCGCGATCTGCGAGATGCGAGTCACCCGGCGTTGCACTTTCGTTTCGCGAAGAATCGAGCGCGCGGTTCCTGGTACTTGCTCAGCAAGCGCACCTGGCACCGGATTGGCGGGTTTCCAGACCTGAGTACCAAGCAGGTCGTGGCCGCGTTGCCGACGGTACGCCTTCGGGTTGCTGCCGACGAGAGCTCAACGCTTTCAACCTGGCTCACTACCGGTGAGTTGTTGGCTTGGTATGCCGATCGAATGGCCCGCGACCGCAATCTGTCCGAGAAACGAAAAAAAACCGGTGCCTCGGCCATCAAGTGCCATCTGATGCCGCGCTTGGGCGACCTGCCGCTGACCGGCATCGACAAGGCCACCCTCGACAGCCAACTGATGTGGCCATTGCAGGAAAGCATCTCCATCGACTATGTGCGGCTGGTGTTCCAGCTGCTGGCCCTGGCTTTCCGCCAGGCGTTCAAGCTTGGCCTGATTTCGTCCAACCCCATGACGGGCATTAAGTTCAGCGACTTCTCCAAGGCCAAGGTCGGGGTCAAGCCGTCTCGACTGCGCGGTATTCAGTTGCAGGACCTGCTCAAGCAATTGCTCGGCGTTGTCATGTTCAACCCACCGGAAGGGATGCTGGCTCTGATGATGCTTTGCCATGGCACGCGCATCGGCGAAACCCGGCAGGCGCGCTGGTCGCATATCAGCCTGGCGGAGCGTGAGTGGTTCATCCCGGCCGAGCACACCAAGACCGGTGTCGAGCATCATCTGCCGCTGACTGACCAGGTGCGCAAGCTGCTGATCCGCTATCGCGAGGTTCAGCAGACCAGGGGGTATGACGGCCAGTACCTGTTCCCTGCGCGCAACGGGAAGGCCTTGAGTGAAGGGCAGGCCAGTGCCGTGTTCACCCGGATGGGGCGGGGCGAGTGGACCAGTCATGACCTGCGCAAGGTGGCCCGCACCGGCTGGGCAGACCTCGGCATTGACCACTTGATCGGTGAGCTGCTGATCAACCATGCCATGGGCCACAACGTGAAGGTGTACATCCAGTCGGACGTCATGAGCCGTAAGCGCGATGCGCTGGAGCAGTGGCACGCGCATCTAGATGCGAAGGGCTTTGACCAGATTCATATGTTGACCGGCGTTAGATTCGGAGATTCCGGTAATGCGCTGGAAGCCGCAGAACACAAGGCCTGCGAGGCCAATCAAGAATCAACCATAGGCGAGGTTTAAAAATGGACAAAAGGACTCACGGCCCCGCCTTCCGGGTGCAATCGATCCCGCTTAATCAGTGCCAGGTGTGCCTCGGCAAAACGTTCATTGAGGGCGTGTTTCATCAGATCGCCTGCAATCACTGTCACGCATCCGGCTGGGTGGAGGCCGCAACCGGTTGCCCGCTCCCACAGGGTGAAATGCTGATGCAGCTTGGCCTGCGGCTTCGTCAAGCGAGCGAAGAAGTGCGTTTTTTGCGTAGTTCGCTCCCACATGGTGGAGCACAGCAGCAATACGAGCAGAACAACCGCCGCGGTGCCGGCGCATCGAATTTCACGGGGGATTGATCATGGCAAGAATGAAGCATTTCACCGAGCGCACCGCCGAAGATCTGCTGGAGCATTGGGGCCGATGGGTCGTGCTGGGGTCTGGTGTGTCCTGTTGCGCATCCCGCGAGAATACTCTGCACACGCCGATGATCACGGATGACGACGCGCTGATAATTGATGGGTTGATGGGTCGTCTTCTCAAGCGCTACCCCGAATGTGGCAGCGTATTGATGAAGTACTACACCACTCGGGACATGGCACTGGTCGATGTCGGCAAGAAGCTGGGCTTCGGCGAAGAGAAGACACGGCAGCTCTGGAAAGCCGGGATTGCCTGGGTCGACGGTGCTTTGGATTTTCGTCGTGCCTAGGTTTAAGTCCGAAATGTTAATGAGGAAATTGTATCTGCGAGGTGGCTTTTTGATATCTTTGACGGAGTAAGAACACTCTGAGAAAGGATAATCATGGCCTCCATCTTCAAGTATCTTCCCCCTGATCGATCAAGTTTTTTGGTGGATGGGCTAATTAGATTTACTCCTCCGGGCGCTCTAAATGATCCATATGAATGCCTGCCTGCACTGCCTGATGATTTAGAGCAGCTCGCACTTATTAAACTAAGACAGAGCATTATTGATGATCTAAAGCCGTCATCTATAGATGATAGAAATACCCGTAGGGCTAAAGCGGCACAGCTTAAATCGGCCATGAAAAGATTGGATAGCAATCTAAAGAAAAATCCGGGATTTTTTAGGGATGAATTTTATCGACATACAAGCAGTCGCCTTGATAATAATCTCGGGATTTTGTCTCTTTCAAGACGTTGGAATAGTGCGCTAATGTGGTCGCACTATACTTCATCATACGCAGGATTTTGCGTTGGATTTAACAAGGATCATCTTTTTTTTGAGGGTGTGCCTGATACAAAGGGAGAACGCTTTCCACTCTCAGCCGTAAGATACTCGGAGCATAGAACATTAATTCGAGAGCAGCGACTAGGTCATGATGAGTCGATAAATGTGCTGCTTACTAAGTCGATAGATTGGTCTTATGAGGAGGAGGAAAGGCTTGTTAGTTTCTTGGATGTTGCGGACGTAACGAAAAAGTTTGCTCCGTTCAATGTTCATTTATTTAAGGTTCCATTCCAGGCTATTGATGAATTAATAGTCGGACATAGGGCTAGCGATGAAGTCAGAGAGCAAATCATTTCAGCATCGAAACGACTTGGTGTTCCGGCATATGAGACAAAAATTTCTAGTTCTTCTTTCGATGTTGAAAAAAAACTGCTGAGCCCTAGGTGATCTGGAGTTGCGTCTAGAGTTGGTTGTCACGCTCGCTCAGCGAATGTAATGGTGTTTGATCTATACGTTGCGCTTGACATGCCCGGTCCCAATAAGTAGATTTCATTTACTTTGCGGTTTTTCCGCGAGCAAAGCCCGAGCTTCGAGTCGGGCTTTTTGCTTTCTACCGTTATTAGAGCCTCGGCATACGCCGGGGCTTTTTCGTTTCTGGCCACATGCCTGGCTCTTTGCTCCAAGCGGATGACAGTGACATGGTGGCCGAACCTATTCGAGGACTACAGATGAACACAGAGCATCAGGCTCTCGCCGATGTGCCCCTTTGGCTATTGGTATTGTTGAGCATGGCTGGTTTATCTGGGGAGATGTTGAGGGCATCAGGCAGTGACCTTGGTCTTCGGCAGATCTTGCAGCGCGTGGCTCTGCGGTTTCTAGCTTCAGGCCTGTTGGGTATGGCCACGCTGTTGCTCGCGATGGCTCTGTGGAACAACCTGTATCTGGCTGCCGGGTTGGGCATCGTTATCGCGGTCATTGGCGCCGATGTTGCTGGTGGTCTGTATACACAGTTCCTGGCGAAGAGAGCAGGCGTCAGCGAATCATCGGCAGGACCCAACACGAACGGTCAGTAAATCCCGGACTCAGGCGGTGACAGCATGTTCAAGCTTGATCTGGCGTTAGATGCCGCACCGATCACGGCGGGCATGCGGGAGCTGGAACAGAGACACCTACCCTTCGTGCTGGTCCTGACGGCGACCCGGCTGGCCCAGCGGGTCAAGAAGGGCGAGATCAAGGTGATGAGGGATCGGCTCGATCGGCCGACCCCGACGACGCTCAATAGCCTGTTCGTGAAGGCTGCGACCAGGAGCAAGGCCGCAGAGGTCTATTTCAAGGATTCATGGGCGTCAGGCGTTCCGGCCGACACCTATCTCCAGCAAGCGGTAGGGGGCGGGCTTCGGCCTCACAAGCGTTTTGAGAAAGCGCTGATTGCCCGGGGCGTCATGCAGGCCAATGAGTACGCCGTGCCCACCGCGCCGTTCATGAACCAATACGGCAACGTGTCGCGCGGCACCATGACCAAGATCCTTTCGGGCTTGGGCGCTGCCGAGACAGGGCGCGGCTATCAAGCTAATGCCAGTGATAGCGTCCGAAGCAAGCGCAAAGGCAATGCTCATCGCTTCTTCTCGGGAGATGTAGACGGCGGTCGTGGTGTGTGGGAGCGCAAGGCGATGGGCATGGGTGATGCGATCCGGCCCGTCTTTGTCTTCAGCTCCTCGGCGCCTCGGTACCGCACGATCTTCCCGTTCTTCAAGATCGCCGAGAACATTGTGAAAGCCAACTATCCGGCTGAGTTCGCGGACGCCTTCGCCTACGCCACGGCCACCGCGAAGCCCTGACCGCGTGGAGGTCGAGGAAATGACGAAAAAGGACGAAAAAGGTTGGTTTTCGTGCGGTTTTCGCTTGACAGGTAGGGGGGAGGGCAAAACCAAAAGGTACTCCCGGACCCCACCCCCATAGGGGGTAATTCGGGCCCCGCTTCATCGCTATGTATGACCCATTTTCAGAGGTTGGTTGTTGTGTAGTTATGGCTAATCCATCGATCACCCGTAAGCCTGAATGGCTAAACAAATCCCGCATGGCTGAAAGCCTGGGTATCACCACGCAGGCCTTCGATAAATGGGGGGTCGTGGCGATTGCCAAGATCGGTCGCGAGTCCTTTTATGACGTCCGGTCAGTGGTCGATAATCGCCTTCAACACCAAACCGGAAAGCAACAACCTGGCTCTGAAGAAGTCGATCCGCTCATTGGTTACAAGATCGATTGCGAGCGACTGCGATTGACCCGAGAGCAGGCCGACGCCCAGGCACGCAAAAACAAGGTCGGCGACAAGGAGCTTGTCCCGGTCGGATTCATGATCTTTGCATTGTCCAGCCTGTCGGCGCAGTTGGCCTCAACCCTGAACACCATCCCCAAGAGCGTAAAGCGTAAGCACCCCGATATCGCCGTGCGTCACCTTGATGCGGTCGAGAACGAGATTGCCGTTACGCGTAACGCTGCTGTCGGGTTGGCTGACCGCATACCGGAGCTTTTGGATGAGTACATCGCCTCCTTGGATGAGGCCACTGGTTGACGCTGTCCGGCGCGGGCTGAAAAGCCTTCACAAAGATGCCCCCATGACGGCGGTCGAGTGGGCAGACGAATATTTCTACATGTCGTCGGAGTCCTCCTACGGGGAGGGCAAGTGGACGACCGAGGCTTTTCAGGTGCCCTTGCTTAACGCCATGGGCAACGACCTGATCGAAGAGCTGAACCTGCTGAAGTCGGCGCGGGTTGGCTACACCAAGATGCTGGTAGCGAACATCGCCTACAAGATCGAGCACAAGAAACGCAGCGTCTGCATGTGGAGTCCGACCGACGACGACGCCAAAGACATCATGAAAAAGCACGTCGATCCGATGATTCGCGACGTGCCGGTGATCAAGGCTCTGGCGCCTTGGTGCGGAAAGAAACACGGCGACAACACCCAAGAATCCAAGGTATTCGAAAACCGCAAGGTGCTGTGGTGGCTGGGTGGTACAGCCGGCGGTAACTACCGGGAGAAAAGCCCGGATGAAGTCGGCTATGACGAGCTGTCGAACTTTGATGAGGATATCGACGGCGAGGGGTCGCCGACCTTCCTGGGTGATAAGCGCCTGGAAGGGGCGACCTACCCCAAGTCAATTCGCGGTTCCACGCCCAAGCTTGCTGGAACCTGCCAGATCACCCGGGCGGCCGAGGAATCGGCCTACCTGATGCGCTTTCACATCCGCTGCCCGCACTGCCGCACGGAACAGACGCTGAAGTGGGGCGGGCCGGATGAGCCGTATGGCATCAAGTGGCTGAAGGATGAGCGCGGCGAAGTCGTCAAGGCTTGGTATTTGTGCGAGTCCGGTCACGGCTGCACGTTCGAACATCACGAGATGATCGAGGCGTCACGTTCGGGCCGTTACATCTGCGAGAAAACCGGCATCTGGACGCGCGACAGCATGGAGTGGTTCGAGGCGGATAACGCGCCGATGCGCACGCCGCGCCGTCTCACGTTCCATATCTGGACGGTGTATTCGACCTTCACCACGTGGGTAAAGATCGCCGACGAGCGGGTCAAGGCCGGTAAGGATCGGGGCAAGATCAAGACGTTTACCAACACCACGTTGGGCGAGACATGGGAAGAAGACCAGACCGAGAAAGTCGACTGGGAGCTGCTGCACGCTCGGCGTGAGGTTTACGCCGCCCAGGTGCCGCCGCGCGTTGTCGCGCTGACTGGCTCGATCGACACCCAAGACGACCGATACGAGCTGCGTGTATGGGGTTGGGGGGCTGGCGAAGAGGCGTGGTTGATCGACCGCAAGATTCTGTACGGCGACCCTGACAGCGCGGTTCTCAAGCGCAAAGTCGGGCGCGAGCTGCACCGCATGTACACCCGTGCAGACGGCGCAAAAATGCGGGTAGAGCGTTGGTGCTGGGACTCCGGCGGCCACCACTCGGACGCTGTGCGGGCCGAAAGCCGCAAGCATGGCGTTCATTGGGTGATCCCGATTTTCGGGGCAAGCACCTACGGCAAGCCGATTGCGAGCTTCCCGCGTCGCAAGGAAAAGAAGTCCAAAACCTACCTGACGGAAATTGGTACCGACAACGCCAAAGAGGTGATCTACAACCGCCTCAAGCTACAGCCGGACGGCCATCGTCCGGTGCCGGGTCTGGTGCATTTCCCTGCCGACGACCAGATCTGCGACGGCGACGAGCTGAAGCAGCTCACCAGTGAAACCAAGAAATGGATCATGGCCCGAGGGCGCCGCGTGCTTCGCTGGGATGCCAGCAAGAAGCGCAACGAGGCGCTCGACTGCTTTGTGTACGCCTTGGCGGCGCTGCGCATCAGTCAGGAGAAATTCGGCCTCGATCTGGAGTATCTGGCTCGGCAGAACTCGGCAGCGAGTGATGAGGGCGAGCTGGACGAACCAGACGAGCAGGACGAGCCAGACGAATCGATCGACCTTGACGAGCCACAAGCACCGGCCCCCGCGCCGGAGCCTGAGCCAGCCCCGGCCCCGATCCAATCTCAACCAGACCACCAGCCTGCCGCCGGCGGCTGGATTGATACAGGAGCGAGCGCATGGCTGCGTTAACACCTCAGGAAATGCTTGATAAGTACCTGCAAGCCGAGGCGGACGTGCTGGCCGGCAAGGACGTGCAGTTCAACGGCCGGCGTGTCGTCATGGCGGATCTGCCGCAAATCAGACAGGGCAGGGTGGAATGGGAGCGCCGCGTGGCCCAGGCACAGCGCGGAGGCCGCCCGGCGTATTCCCTGGCGTCGTTTTAATGAACCTGCTGGATAAGGCCCTTGCGCCGCTGTTCCCGGGTTTTGTCGCTGAGCGGTTGCGTGCGCGTAACGTGATCATGGCGTTTGAAGCCGCCACGGTGACCCGCACGCACAGGGCCAAGAAGCAAACCAAAAGCGCTGATGCCTCACTGAACAAAACGCTGAAATCGTTGCGTGAGCAGTGCCGCAAGCTGGACGAAGACCACGACATTGTCACGGGGCTGTTTGATCGTCTGGAAGAACGGGTGGTGGGTGGTCCGGGTATTGCGGTGGAGCCGATTCCGCTGGGGTATGACGGCACGATCAACGTGGCGTTTGCCGCGCAGATCAAGGCGCTATGGGGGGAATGGTCGCTCAAGCCTGAAGCGTCCGGGGAGTTGAGCCGGCCGCAGATGGAGCGACTGGTGTGCCGCACCTGGCTGCGTGACGGCGAGGCGTTGGCGCAGATGCTGATGGGCAAGGTGCCCGGCTACGACCATCTGCACGGTGTGCCGTTTGCGCTGGAGCTGCTGGAGCCGGACTACCTGCCCATTGAATACACCGATCTGTCCAAGGGCATCGTCCAGGGCATCGAGCGCAATGCGTGGCGGCGCAAGCGCGCTTACCACCTGCTCAAGTCCCACCCGGGGGATCAGCGCGGGGTTCTCGCACAGAACACCAAGCGCGTGCCGGCCGAGCAGATGATTCACATCGCGCATCGTAAACGCATTGGTCAGAACCGTGGCCAGCCGTTGCTGCACGCGGTGTTGATCCGCTTGGCGGACATCAAGGATTACGAGGAAAGCGAGCGGGTCGCCGCGCGGATCAGTGCCGCGTTGGCCATGTACATCAAGAAGGGGCTTCCTGACGATTACATTCCGCCGGCAGAAGGTCAGGTGCGCGCAGAGCGAACCTTCCCCATCGCGCCGGGCATCGTGATCGACACGCTGCTGCCCGGCGAAGACGTCGGGATGATCGAAAGCAACCGCCCGAACCCGTTCCTTGAAGGGTTCCGCAATGGCCAGCTCAAGGCGGTCGCGGCGGGTACGCGCGGCACCTATTCCAGTGTCGCGCGCAGCTATGACGGCACCTACTCGGCGCAGCGTCAGGAGCTGGTCGAAGGCCAGTTGGGCTATGACCTGCTGCAACACGAATTCATCGACTACTGGTGTCGTCCGGTTTATCGCCAATGGCTGCAACTGGCGATTATGAGCGGCCAACTGGTCGTGCCGGTCGACGTCGATCCGCGAACGATCTACGGCGCGTTCTATCAAGGCCCGGTAATGCCCTGGATCAATCCGGTGCATGAGGCCACGGCGTGGAAACTTCTGGTTGAGGCCGGCTTTGCAGACGAGGCCGAGGTGGCCCGATCGCGGCAGCGCAACCCTTCAGAACTCAAGGCGTCGCGCAAGGCGGAAATCGCCGCGAACCGCGAGAGCGGGCTGGTGTTCAGCTCGGACTTTTACCACCAAATCTACGGGAAGAATCAGCCCAATGACGATGCAAAGCAAAGAGCCGCTGATGCGGCCACGGGGAGCGACCCCGTCGAAGGATGAGCCGGGCGCAGGGCAGAGCTGGTATCAGCTCCGCGCTGCTGCGCGTGGCGTGGTTGACCTGATGCTGTACGGCGATATCGGCGCCTGGGGTATCTCGGCCAACCAGTTTGCCCGCGATCTGAAAGCCCTCGGTGACGTGTCACAGATCAATCTGCACGTTCATTCCCCCGGCGGGGACGTGTTCGAAGGCATGGCCATGTACAACCTGCTCAAAAACCATCCGGCGTATGTGGAAGGGACGGTGGATGGTCTGGCCGCTTCCATGGGCAGTGTGGTGCTGATGGCGGCCGACAAGATCCGAATCCCGGCCAACGCCATGGTCATGGTGCATAAGCCGTGGGGGATTCAGGGCGGTGATGCCGACGAAATGCGCCGCTATGCCGACTTGCTCGACAAGGTCGAGGACTCACTGGTGGCGGCCTACACCAGCAAGACCGGCAAGTCTGCCGACGAGGTCAAGGCCTTGCTCGCTGCTGAAACCTGGATGACCGGCGCCGAGGCGGTCGAGCTGGGTTTCGCTGACGAGCTGGTCGAGTCGATGGACACCTTCGCCAAACTCAATTCACAACGCATGCAGGACTTCCAGAAAATGCCCGAATCTTTAAAAAACCTGTTCGATCCGCGCGGCTCGACGACTCCACCGGCTCCGATCGTACCGGCGCCAAACGCTCCGGCCCCGACTGCACTGACACCTGAGCAAATCATGGCGCAGGGCGTGGCGGCCGAGGCGTCTCGCCGTACCGCGATCAGCGCGGCTTTTGCCCCGTTTGCGGCGCATCAAGCGCTGCGTGACACCTGCCTGAATGACATTGCCTGCACCGTGGAGGGCGCTAACGCCAAGCTGCTGGCCGCGATCGGCGCAGCAACCACCCCGACCACCAGCGCGCGGCACCCGGGGCATGTCGGCAACGGCAATCTGGTGGGGGATTCGGTGCAGGCGTCGTTGTTGGGCCGCCTCGGCATCGAAGACAACCAAGCGGACAACGCTTACAACCACATGACCCTGCGCGAGCTGGCCCGTGCGTCCCTGGCCGATCGCGGCATTGGTGTGGCGACCCTGCGTCCAATGGACATGGTCGGTCTGGCGTTTACCCATGATGCCAGTGACTTCGGCAATATCCTGCTGGATGCTTCGCATCGCTCGCTGTTGGCGGGTTGGGAAGACGCCGAAGAAACCTACCACCTGTGGACGCGCCAAGGCCGTTTGAGCGACTTCAAGGTGGCCAACCGCGTCGGCTTGGGTTCGATGTCGACCCTGCGCGAAGTTCGCCCAGGTGCTGAATACAAGTACATCACCCTCGGCGATACCGGCGAGACGATCCGTCTGGCCACCTACGGCGAGATTTTCAGCATCAACCGTCAGGCCATCATCAATGACGACCTCGACGCCCTGAGCGCAATTCCGCGTCTGATGGGGGCCGCGGCTCGCGCAACGATCGGTGATCTGGTGTATGACACCCTGATCAACAACGGCAAGATGAAGGACGGCAAACCGCTGTTCGACGCCTCGCGCAAAAACCTGTTCACTGGTGCCGGGTCGGCGCTGTCGATCGCGGCCATGAGCGCGGCAAAAACCGCCATGGCGTTGCAGAAGGGCAAGCCGGCCAAGGAGGGCGAGAAAACCCGCACGTTGAATGTGCGCCCTGCATTCCTGTTGTGCCCGGTCGCGCTGGAAGATCAGGCCAATCAGTTGATCCGCTCGACGTCGGTGCCGACCGCGCAAGTCAACGCCGGCGTAGTGAACCCAATCCAGAACTTTGCCCAGGTGATCGGCGAGCCGCGTCTTGACGACAATTCGTCGTCGGCCTGGTATCTGGCCGCGAAGCAAGGTAGCGACACGATCGAGGTCGCCTATCTGGATGGCGTTGATACGCCGTACATCGACCAGATGGAAGGCTTCACCAGCGACGGTATCGCGACCAAGGTTCGTATCGACGCCGGAGTGTCCGCGCTCGATGCGCGCGGCTTGAACAAGTCCAACGGCGCTTAACGCGTCACCCACCCCCAAACCCCCGCCCAGTGCGGGGTTTGTTGTTTCTGGACAGGAGAAAACTGGCTATGACCACGAACTATGTAAGCACCGGCGAAACCGTCACGCTGCCGGCACCCACCGGCGGATCTGTCGCTGGCGTCCCGCAGGTGATCAACGATCTGGCGGTGATGCCGATGGGCACCGGCTCCAAGGGCACGATCATCGTTTACCGCACTGGTGGCGTCTGGAATGTCCCGGCAGATGCCGCGCTGAAAGCTGGCATGAACGCCAGCGTCAAGGCCGGCGCGCTGGTGCCGGCCGGAACCGCTGATTCGGTCCCCTACGGCAAGATGCAGTCTGATTCGGTCGGCGGTTTGGCCGACGTGTTGATTGTTCAGTAATGCCGTTCGATCGGTTTCGGGCCTTGGCTGATCGCACTGACGCGTTGCTGGTGGCGCGTCTGGGCGACAAGGCGACTCTTGACGATGGCCGCACGGTCTACGGCGACTTCACGTCGCCTTTTGTCGGCGCCGAGATTGGCGGCGGCAAGGCAGGATCTGCGCGCTTGGGGGCGGCCATCAACGCCGATGCGGTGCTTGAGCCGAATCTGAATGCGCGGACGGTCGACGTGCAGGGCGTCAAAAAGGGCGACTTTCTTACCATCGACTTGCCGGCCCATTTGGGCGGTGGCCGCTACAAGGTCAGCCGCTTGAAGCCTGACGGTACGGGCATGGTCGATCTGGTGTTGAGTGTGGGCAATGAGCGAACTGACGACATTACATGAGGCCATCACACGCACGATCAGCGCGGCCATGCCGAGGTTCCTGCACGTCGAGCAATTCCCCGAGCTGGGTTCTGAAGTGCAGACGCCGGCACTGCTGTACGGGCTGACGGACATGACCCTTGGCACCGATCGCGGTGAAGGGAAAACGGCCCTGATCGGCCGTTTTCAGTCGTGCATTCTGGTCGATGCGACGCGCAAAAAGGCGTCGCTACAGGCGGCCATTCTGGCGTCTCAGATGGTCGCGATTCTGAATTACCAGATGTGGGATCTGGATTTTGTCACCGGCCCGCCGGAGAACATCCACGCCCAGCCCGAGGCGCCGACGCAAGACCTTGAACAGTTCGTCATGTGGTTGGTGCAGTGGACGCAAAACTTCGAAGTCGGAGAGCTTGAGTGGCCGTGGCCGGACGAGCCGCCGGGATCGCTGATGTTTGGCCTCAGTGGCGATTCGGAAGGCGAGTTTTTCCCGCCGGAGACGCCGCCATGAGTTTCGCCCTGGGTGAGCATGACCGCATGATCGCGGCCATGCTGATGCCGTGCGAGGTAGTGGGGGTGGATCTGGCGGCGGGGGCTGTGCGGGTGTCGAATGGCGAGTGGACAAGTGCCTGGGTGCGCTGGCACAGCCTCGCGGCTGGTAAGGCGCGGCACTGGCGATCGCCGAGCCTGAGCGAGCAGGGGGTGCTGTTCAACCCCAGCGGTCAGGCTGGTATGGGCACCTTCATTCCGGGGCTGTACGGCAACGCCGGCGCCCAGCCGGACAATCGCGACCACGTCGAGGTCTGGCGTTTTGATGATGGTGGTTCGCTGGTCTACGACTGGCAGGCCAAGAGTTACACCATCACCCTGCCGACCGGCACGGTGACGATCAAGGTAGGTAGTACGGAGGTCGTCGTTACGGATAACGCGGTGACGGTGAAGTCTGGAACGATCGACCTTGAGGGGGCTGTGAACATCAAAGGCCCGTTACGCGTAACAGGCAACATCGACGGGGCTGCGAACATCATGGCCGCCGGCAAGAGCGACAACCACCACACGCATTAATCAATCATTCATCCGGCCCGCCAAAGTGCGGGCTTTTTTGTGCCCGGAGGAAACCCATGGCCAAGGCCGCTGCAACACCTGTCGACGATCAAGCGCCGGCGGCGGATCTGCTGCTGAAGTTCCGCGACACACTCTTTACCTCGCGCACCCTGTGCATCCCCGGAACGGAGCGCACGCTGGCGGTGGCCAAGGCCGTTGTCGAGGTCTCGGCGTCCGATGAGCAGGCTGTCAGCTACCTGAAAACTCATCCCGAACTTGAAGCCCTGGAGTGACGTAGATGATCGGAATGGATCGCCACACCGGCCAGCCCATTTCCGGCATCGCGCATGTGCTTCAGGCCATCCAGGACATTCTCGGCACGCCGCTGGGTAGTCGTCGGGAGCGCCCGGACTACGGTAGCAAGCTGCGCACCTACGTGGATTTGCCGGTAAACGCCGGCTGGAAAAGCTCGGTGCAGGCTGAGGCGGCGCGCGCGATCGGCATGTGGGAGCCGCGCGTGAGGCTGAAGAGTGTCCGCGTGGTGGCCGTGCTGGGCGGGAAAATTAATTTGGTTGTTGCCGGCGAGTACCTGGGCGACAGCTTTGTGGTCGAGGTGAGCGCATGAGTATCTTGGATCTGTCAGCGCTGCCGGCACCGGACGTGCTGGAACCGCTGGAGTATGAGCTGACCTATGACGACTGCCTGAGCATCTTTCGCGGGCACATGGGCGACAACTGGACGGCTAGCCTGGAGTCCGATCCGGTGGTCAAGCTGCTGGAGGTCGGGGCCTATATCAAGCTCGGCAACCGTGCCCGGGTCAACGACGCGGCCAAGGCGCAACTGTTGGCCTATGCGACCGGGAGTGACCTCGATCAGCTTGGGGCCAACGTCAATCTGCCGCGCCTGGTGATTCAGGCCGAGGATCTGACGGCTGTGCCGCCAGTGCCTGAGGTCATGGAAGAACACGACCCCTACCGCGAGCGCATTCAGTTGGCCTATGAGGGGCTGACCACGGCCGGGCCGCGTAACAGCTACATCCTGCACACCCGCAACGCCTCGGGGATGGTGGCCGACGCCACCGCCGAAAGTCCGGCGCCGTGCAACGTTACGGTAACGGTGCTGAGTACCGAGGGTAAGGGTGAGGCCAGCGCCGAGCTGCTGGCCATCGTCGCGGAGGCATTGGACGACGAAGACACCCGCCCGCTCGGTGATCGGGTCAAGGTACAAAGTGCGGAAATCCTCGACTACCGCATTGACGCGATTCTGCACATGAGCAGCGCCGGCCCGGAAGGGGATGCCAGTCTGGCGGAAGCCACCCGGCGCCTCGCAGCGTGGATCAATCCGCGCAAACGGCTGGGGGTCGAGGTGTCGCGGTCGGCCGTGGACGCCCAGTTGCACATTGCCGGCGTTTCGCGGGTCGAGCTGACCGGATGGGCTGATCTGGCACCGACCAAGTCGCAGGCGGCTTATTGCACGGGTTACAGCGTGGCGATGGCGGGGGCGACATGAGAAGCCTGCTGCCGAGCAATAGCACGCCACTGGAGCGGGCAATTGAGGCGGCTTTCTATGAACGCACCATTGTCCCGCTGCGCACGCTGTACAACCCCGACACCTGTCCGGTGCATCTGCTGCCGCATCTGGCGTGGGCATGGTCGGTTGACCGCTGGGATTACCGGTGGTCTGAGGCGACCAAGCGCGCCGCGATCAAGGCATCGTTCTACATCCACAAGCACAAGGGCACGATCGGCGCGCTGCGTCGGGTGGTCGAGCCGCTGGGTTATCTGATCGAGATTGTCGAGTGGTTCAAGACCGTGCCCGAAGGCGTGCCGGGCACCTTCGCGCTGAAGGTCGGCGTGCTCGACACCGGGATCACCGAAGAAATGTATCAGGAGCTGGAGCGCCTGATCGACGATGCCAAACCCGTCACCCGGCACCTGACCGGGTTGGCGATCAGCCTGGAAACCCAAGGCGCTTTGAACATTGCGGTGTCCCTCTCCGAAGGCGACGTAATCGACGTTTACCCGCCGGTGATGCGTGACATCGAGGTCACGGGCCGCTTCGGTGTGGTCGGCCGCGAACACTCCATAGACACCCTGGACGTTTATTATGATTGATGCGAATTCGCAGTTTTTAGCGATCCTCACAAACGTGGGGATGGCCAAACAGGCGAACGCCGACGCGCTCGGCATTCCCTGGAAGATCACCGAAATGGGCGTGGGGGATGCCAACGGCACCGACCCGATCCCCAGCGCAACGCAAACCCAACTGATCAGCGAGTGGCGCCGCCGGCCGTTGAATCAGCTCAAGACTGACCCGGCCGACCCCAGGGTGCTGATCGCCGAGCAGATTATCCCGGCCGATGAAGGCGGGAAGTGGATTCGCGAAATAGGTCTGTACGACATCGACGGCGATCTGGTGGCTGTGGCCAACTGCGCACCGAGTTTCAAGCCGATCCTGTCGCAAGGATCGGGGCGCACGCAGATTGTGCGGATGAACTTCATTGTCACCAGTACCGGCAACATCACGCTTAAGATCGATCCGAGCGTGGTGTTAGCGACGCGTGACTACGTCGATCAAAAGGTGTTGGAGGAGCTGGGCAAGCAGGACTTTAAGCACTCGGTGCGGGTGGCGACTACGGTCAACATCGCGTTGGCGGGGCTTCAGACTATTGACGGGGTCACCCTGGTTGCCGGTGATCGCGTGTTGGTGAAAAACCAGTCCACAGCCAAGGACAACGGCCTGTATAGCGTGTCTGCGGCGGGTGTGTGGACGCGTAGCGCGGATGCCGATAGCAGTCTGGAAGTCACGCCCGGGTTGTTTGTGCATGTCGAGCGCGGCACAACCAACGGCGACAGCATTTGGCAGTTGGTGACGGATGCGCCGATTGTCCTGGGCGTGACGGATCTGCTGTTTGAAATGGCGGCCGGGCGCACTGGTGTCAATGCCGGAACGTACCGCAGTGTGACCGTGGACAAATACGGTCGGGTGGTGGGCGGGACCAACCCGACCACGCTGGCCGGTTATGGGATCACGGACGCCTTCACCAAAACCGAAACAATCGAATTGATTAACGGCGCGGGCCAAATCCCTTTAGTGGAGGTCAACACCTCCAAGTCCTTGGTGGCGGCCGAGTTGGGGCTTGTCTTGATTGATGCCAGCGCAGGGGCGTTGACGGTTGAGCTGCCCGACGCCAACTCGGCGCTGGGTGTTCGTGGTGTGGTGGTGCGGCGCGTCGACAACACCAGCAACCGGTTGATGATCAAGGCCGCCGGTAGCAATAAAATTAAGTTCCACACGCACTTGCGGGCCGAGGGTTATCAGTTTTTTGTCCTGATGGGGGCCGGGGATTATTGGCATTTGCGCAGTGATGGCAAGGGCAACTGGATAC